GAGATCGCCCAGATCGAAGCCGGGCTCAAATCACGCACTCAGGCAATTGCCGAGCGGGGCTATGACGCGGAACAAGTCGACAGGGAGGTTGCCGCGGAGCGCGCACGCGAGCGCGCGCTGGGTCTTGATTTCCGCCGGCCGGGGTCGCCCGCGCAAGGGGTACAAGCCACTCCAGTAAATGACGACGGAGACAACAAAGCCGATACTACAGAAAACGCCGCAGATCACATTCGTACTGACGAGGAACAACCCTGATGCTCCATGCCCGCATTGCCGCGCGCGCCTTCAATACGCCACTGCTCGTTGAACCGTCCAAAGCCATGGCGTTTCTATCAGGGCTCGGGCCACGTCTTCTGGGACGGCCGGTCGATCTCTCTGATCACGACGATGCATCAGATAGCGCCGCACATCTTCCCGCAAAGGCCAGCATTCTGGCCGGCAACCTCGCCGACCTCCTAAAGCAAAATGGCAATACACCCTACGCGGTCGTAGACGGCATCGCGGTAATCGAGATCTCGGGCGTCTTGATCCATCGCGGCGGCTGGATCGGACAATCCTCTGGCCAGACCAGCTATGAGGGGATCGCCGCACAGATCGAAGCAGCAGCGCGCGATCCTTCTGTTCGCGCGGTGGCGCTTGAGATCGACAGCTTTGGCGGAGAGGTGGCGGGCATCTTCGACCTGGCTGACCAGATCCGCGCCCTGCGCCGTAACAAACCTGTTTGGGCTTTCATCGCCGAACACGCCTTTTCAGCGGGCTATGCGTTGGCCTCTCAGGCGGACCGCATACTGCTGCCGCGCACCGGCGCCGTGGGCAGTATCGGGGTTGTGGTCATGCATGCCGACCTCAGTGATCAGCTGGATCAGGTTGGGGTGCGGATCACGCTGATCCACTCGGGCCAGCACAAGGTCGACGGCAATCCGTATGAGCCGCTACCCGAGAGCGTGCGCGATGACATCCAGCGCGAGATTGATGTGCTGCGGTTCCTCTTCGCCGAAACTGTTGCCGCTGGCCGCGCTGGCCAGGTGAGCCAGGACGCTGCTCTGGCGACCGAGGCCGGGACATTCCGTGGGACGGATGCTGTTGCCGCGGGCCTAGCCGACGAAGTGATCGACCTCACCCGTGGCTTCGCCCGCTTCCGCGAGAGCCTATCCGCCCCATCGCCCACCGCGCGACTGCCACGCGCAACCTACCCCCGAGCAAAGGAGGCCGCCATGAGCGCCAAAACAGATGCCACTGAAGCAAATACTGAGCCCACTGACACCGAAGACACCGTCCTGGAGGGCGTGAGTGAAGAAGATACGAAAGAAGACGAAGGAGACGTGAACCAAGAGAACCCCACACCCGCCTCAGCGGTATTACCTGCGCCGGTGCCAACCGCCACGGAACCATCCAATCTGGCAGAGGTCTCTGCGCAGCTGCGCCAAGAAGCCGCCGAAATCACAGACATCGCCGCCCAAGCCGGCCGCCTCGGCATAGCGATCGATGCAGCGAAGGCCCTGCGCGAAGGTACTGCCCCGGAGGCTTTGCGCCAATTTGTCTTGGAGCAGGCCAGCGCCGCCGCAGATGCACGCGACATTGTAGCTGCCCCACCTTCGCCTGTACTGCCCAAATCCACAGAAAGCCCGATTGTAGCTGCCGCTAAGAAAGCTGCCTCGGCCGGTCGCTAAATTTGAGTAGCCTCCCGCTCATTGCGAACCGCCCACCTGATCCCCCGTCGCTCCTCCCCGGCGGGGGATTTCTTTTTCCTCCTCAATCTTCTGGAGATGCCCCATGTCCGTGCTGACCCAACCGCCCACCATGGGCGATGTCCTCAAATACGAGCTGAACCCGAACTTCACCCGCGAGACCGTCACGCTGCTGGCAGGGACCAACTACCCTGTTGGCGCTGTGCTTGGCCGCATCACCGCCAGTGGCAAGATGAAGCGCAGCACGGCCTCCGGCAGCGACGGCGCGCAGAACGCAGCCGCTGTCCTGCTTTACGACGTTGACGCAACGGCTTCTGATGCGACCGGCATCGTCGTCCTACGCGGTCCTGCCATCGTGTCCAAAGCGGCGCTCGTGTTCGACGCGAGTGTCGATGACGCGGCTAAGACCGCCACCAAGCATGCCCAGCTGACAGCTCTTGGCATCATTCCCCGCGATGCTGCCTGATCCGGCGGACCGCCCGTTCTTCTCGTCGCGTTTTGACGCATCACCTCTCATTCCCCGGAGTTCTCCATGACCCTCACCCGCAATCCGTTTGACGCAGGCGGCTATTCGCTCGCCGAGATGACGCAGGCCATCAATATCCTGCCCAATCTCTACACCCGCCTAGGCCAAATCGGCCTCTTCCGCTTTGAAGGCGTCACCCAACGTTCCATTGTCATCGAACAGCGCGAAGGTGTCCTCAGCCTCCTGCCCTCGGTCCCGCTGGGCGCGCCAGCCACCGTTGGCACCCGCGAGCAGCGCTCAATGCGCAGCTTTGCGCTGCCCTGGATCCCGCATGACGATGTGATCCTGCCCGCCGACATTCAGGGCATGCCAGCTCTAGGTGTCTCTGATGCCGCCGATCCACTCGTCGATGTCATGAATCGCAAGCTGACACTGATACGCCGCAAGCATGCTCAGACCCGCGAATATATGGAAATGAATGCGCTGCGGGGCATCGTGAAGGATGGCGCGGGCACGACCCTCTACAACTACTTCTCCGAATTCGGGATCGAACAGATCTCGGTCGACTTCGTCTTCGGTACGGCCGGAACGAATGTGCAGGGCAAGGTCCGGACCGTTCTTCGCGGGATCGAGGACAGTCTTCTTGGCGAGACCATGACCACCGCGCATGCGCTGGTCAGTTCCGAATTCTTCGACAAGCTGATCAGCCATCCTAAGACCGAAGAGGCCTACAAGTTCTTCTCGGCCACGGGCGGCCAGCCGCTGCGCGAGGACATGCGCCGCGCCTTCCCATTCGCAGGCATCCTTTTTGAGGAATACAATGGCTCGGTTACGCTCTCGAACGGCACCTCAGAACGCCTGATCCCCGCAGGCGAAGGGATCGCCTTTCCGCTTGGGACGTTTGATACCTTCACCACCTATGGCGGGCCGGCCAACCTTCTGGAAACGGTCAATACCGTCGGCTTGCCGCTTTATGCTCGGCAGATGTTGGATGCCAAGGGTCGCTGGATCGATCTGATGACGGAAAGTTCGATCCTGCCGGTAAACAAGCGCCCTCGGTTGGCCATCCGCCTGCACTCAGGCAACTAAGGTGTTTGACCCATGACAGCGTTTGCAGGCGCACTCGATCTGCTCTTTGCTGATCCGAATCTCGCCCACGAGGCCTGGCATCGTGACAGCGAAGGGCAGTTCTCCCGCATCCGCATCATCGTGCGTCGCAGTGATGATGTGACCACGTTTGGGGCCGCGCGTCTGGTCTCAGAGACCATGCGCTTCGATGTACGCGTCTCGGAGCTCCCTGCGCCTCGCCTCGATGAGCAGATCCTCATCGGTGACGAAACCTTTCTGATCCTAGGTGAGCCGATCTGCGATCGCGACAGGCTGATCTGGACCATCGAGGCCACACCTGCATGAAACCACTTCCCCCGGGACAGCATCACTCGTCATCCGCAGCTGCTTGAAGAAGCTCTCTTACTTTTTCAAAGGTATCCGGGGCGTCGTTTGAGCCCGATGACCTCAAATTGAGCTGGGGAGTATTGATCTTCAACGACCAGTAAAATCCATCGCAAACTTCGTGATTATCGTAATGCTTTCGCCAATCTGAAACACCGATGCGTTGTAGCGATTGGATTACGACTTCCCATTTTGGGTTCTGTGGCGTCAGCACTAATGGCTCTTCGAGAAGCCCAGGCATGAAGTTCAATTCGAATACAACGTAAGGGGGCTGCATCAGTGGCTCCAAAGGGTTTTTCTTTTGGAAAGCTTAAACTCCCTGTGTTCTCACGCAATAACGTAAGTGTTTCGCCATGCAAACGCGTTCCGACAGGCTCTTATGAAGCTCGACCTCTCCGTCACCGGCGAAATCGTCAATGCGATGCGCACCGAAATTCTCGCTGGTGAAAAGGCCGTGACCGCGACAATGCGCGCAGCAGGCGGCAATCTGAAATCTGACTGGCGCGCACAGATCACGCGCGCCCGACTTGGCCAGCGGCTTGCCAACACGATCCGGTCCAAGACCTATCCTGCTAAGGGCGAAAGCCTGGAAGCGGCAGCTCTAGTCTGGTCGAATGCGCCTCAGATCATCGGTGCCCATGACACCGGCCCGTTGATCCGATCGAAGGACGGATTCTGGCTAGCGATCCCAACGCCAGCGGCAGGCAAAAGCGCCCGTGGTAAGGCGCTGACGCCCCGCGAATGGGAGCGGCGGCGCGGGCTGCGTCTGCGGCTTGTCTATCGGCGCCGGGGACCAAGCCTCTTGGTAGCGGATGGTCGGCTGAATACTCGTGGGCTGGGCGTGGCCTCCCGGTCCAAGACAGGTCGCGGCAAAGCGACGGTGCCCATCTTCCTTTTGATGCCGCAGGTGAAGCTGGCGAAGCGGCTTTCGCTGGCATGGGACGCTAAGCGGGCACAGGCGGCGGTGCCTGGGCTCATCGTGGCGAAGTGGGTGGACGGAAAAATGTGACTGTGCGGTTCAAATCAGCCAAGAGTGGCCCTGACATCCGACATCGGAATGAAGACGCGGTGCGGGTTGTCGGGATCTTTGAGCGGTTGAAACCCCAGCTCTTCATAGAAATGCCAACGGCGACCGAAATGATCGTCTTCGAGCACGTCAAGCACGATAGCGGCGGCTCCAATCTGTTCTGATATGTCGGCGCAGCGCTTCATGGCGGCTATCACGAGGGCCCTGCCGAGCCCTTTGCCCTGCATGTCCTCACGTATAGCAACAGCACGGATGTAGATCACTGGAATATCAGGCACCCTAGCGCGCTTCCATTTTTTTGGTCCAAGATCCGCACGGACAACCATTGCACCCAACGTGTAGAAGCCGAGCACTGCAGGATCGTCTTCAGTCGTCATAATCCACGCGGTGACCATGCCATTCTTAATCTGGTCTGAGAGGGAGGACTTCAAGAAGTTATCGATTGGTGCAAAACCACAGGAAAAGGCGCTGCGGTCATGCAGCGCCTTATCGAATTTAGTGATTACAAGGGCGGGTGTCTCCGCCGCGGCTTCAGCCGGCATCCTTTAACAGGCCCTTCGACGCTTCCGCGGCGCGCGCCAGACCCGGCACCACTTTGCCCGGCGCCTCGACGGCAGATCGGAATGCTTCGAACGCATCAATCGGCAGGATGGAAAGCGCAATGCGTTGCTCCACATCCTGCGCACGCAGAAGGGCCGCCTGACGGATAAAGTCGGCTTCTTGCAATCCGGTGGCCGCAGCCGCGGCACGGATCCGCTCCTCATCAGTGCGATGCATGCGCAGCTCTTTGCGCGCTTCCATCTTACCTTGGGTAAGCGTGGCTTTTTCTATGGCAAACATGATCAGGCTCCTTCGAGCACTTATGTACGGTAAATCGCCGTACACGTCAAGACTGACACCTGCCAGACGGCAGATAAGCGAATTTACACACCAAACAGCAAGGCGCATCATGCCCACCCGACGCGAAACCATCCTGACCGCCCTCGGGGACCTGCTCAGGACGATCCCGCATGTGCCTGTTCTGCGCGGGGAAGTCCTGCCAGAACGCATCCCGCCCACAGGCCTCATGATCCTGCGCGACGGCACCCCGGGAGAGCCCGGCGTGACGCTGTCGCCGCTGACCTATCACTTCCAGCACCGAGCTGAGCTCGAGGTTATTGTGCAATCGGCGTCAAACCGTGACAGCGTCTTTGACGCGCTCTCCGCTCAGGTCGGCGCAGTTATCGCCGCCGACCGAACGTTGCGGGGATTATGCGACTGGGTTGAGCCAGAGGCAGCTGAACCCGTCGATCTTCCCGTCGAGGGGGCCGCCTCTCTGAAAGCCGGGATCATTCCGATTATTCTTCACTACGCGACCAGAGACGCGCTGGATTGACGAGACCAATTCAAGGAGAGACACCATGGCACGAGCCCAAGGGGCGCGGGCGCAGATGGCGCTTGCGTTCGAGACCACGTATGGCATGACGCCTGCGAGCGAATATACCAAAATGCCGTTCGCCAGCACGTCTCTGGGGGCGGAGCAACCGCTCCAGACCTCGGAACTCCTGGGCTACGGCCGAGACCCGCAGGCGCCGATCAAGGATGCCGTGACGGCAGACGGCGATGTGGTGATCCCAATTGATGCGGAGGCCTTTGGCTTCTGGCTGAAGGCTGCGTTTGGAGCGCCTACAACCACCGACACTGACGCACCCTATACCCATGAATTCCGCTCTGGAAACTGGGCGCTGCCGAGCTTCTCGGTCGAGACTGGCATGCCGGAGGTGCCGCGCTTTGCGATGTATTCCGGCTGCATGGTGGACAGCCTCAACTGGCAGATGGCACGGTCGGGCTTGCTGACAGCCACGGCGAGCATCGTGGCGCAGGGCGAGGAGATCGCCACAAGCACCACAGCAGGCATGCCCGCCAGTATTGCGCTGAAACGGTTCGGGCATTTCAACGGGTCGATTACACGGAACGGGGCGAATATTGGCAATGTCGTCTCCGCTGATCTGACCTATGCCAACAATCTTGACCGCATCGAGACGATCCGCGCAGATGGCAAGATTGATGGCGCGGATCCCTCGATCGCAGCGCTCACGGGCAATGTCGTCGTCCGTTTCGCCGACCAGAAACTGGTGCAGCAGGCGATCAATGGCGAGGCTTGCGAGCTTGCGTTTTCTTATACGCTGCCCACTGGCGAGAACCTGATCGTCACGGCGCACGCCGTCTATCTCCCACGCCCACGGATCGAAATCTCGGGTCCACAAGGTGTGCAAGCCACATTTGATTGGCAGGCGGCCAGCGACCCGCTGGTTGGCCGCATGTGTACCGTCACACTGGCCAACGACCGCGAGGATTACTGATGCTACGATTGAACCTGTCTACCGAGCCGCAATGGCTTGATCTTGGCCATGGCGTACGGCTGTTTGTCGAACCCCTCACCACTGCCATCATGCTGGCGGCGCGCAGCGATCCGGCGATTGTTGCCGCCGCAACCGATGCTGAAACCAGCGCCTCCAACGACGATCTTGCGCGTATCGTGGCCAAAGCTGTCGCGCGCATTGTTGTAAAAGACTGGGAAGGCGTCGGAGACGAGGACGGAAAACCTATGCCACTGACGCCTGAGGGGATCGACGCGCTCTTGGAACTCTGGCCAATCTTTGAGGCGTTTCAGACAAAATACATCGCGGGTGCGCTGATACTGGACGCGGAAAAAAACGCCTGACCGCTCTCGCCGACTGGGAGTTCGGTGGGGGCGGTGAGTATTGCGCGGCATGCCCTTCCTTATGTCCAGACTGCCCACGCAGCCTTCACAAACCGCTCACCCTCGAGGGCTGGCAGATCTGGGATCTTGTTCAGCGGCTTGGCGGGCAAGTTCGCGTTGCAGGCGGCATGAGCGGAGGCGCTGTCCTCGGTTGGGACATGAGCGCTTCCCTTCAGCTTGGGGCAGCCCTCGGGCTCTCACCCATGATCATAGCAGAGCTTTTGCCGCCTATTGAGGCGGTGATGATGCGCAAGTTGAGCGAGCAGTCGAGTTCAAGCGGCCTGGAGGGGTTTGATGCCTGAGACGTCGATGGTCTCGCGCGCACGCGCCAGATCCCAAGCGCGCTGGAGGTTCATCCAATACTCTGGCGTTGTCGAAAAAAAGCGTGCTAAACGCATCGCGGTGTCAACCGTGATGGTGGTCTGGCCTTTGACAAGACGCTCAATCCGGGTGCGCGGCACGCCAAGTTTTGCGGCAAGCGTGATTGCGCTCATATCGAGTGGGGACAGGTACAGCTCAGCCAGAACTTCGCCTGGGTGGGATGGATTGGTAATCAGACTCATGTCAGGCCCTCCTAGTGATAGTCCACGATCTCAACCTCTGCAGGTCCTTGATCGGTCCAGATAAAACAAATGCGCCATTGTCCGTTGATGCGCACCGAATGGTGTCCTAAGCGATCCCCGCTTAAGGCTTCAAGATGATTGCCTGGCGGAAACCTTAAATCTTCCAGCACGACCGCGGCATCGAGTGCCGAAAGCATTGCGCGCGTGCTTTTCACAATATCCGCTGGAAAGCCCTTGCCAAGGCGGTCCTGGACCGCTCCTGCGGCAAGCTTTCCACGCGTACTATTGATCATACGTCCATGTATCATGACGTGATACATAAATCAAGAGATCAAAATGGCTGAAAAACGAGTATCCGTCCGCCTGTCCGCGACTGGCGGGCGCCAAGTGCGAGCCGAGCTAGAGGGCGTCGGTGCGGCTGGGTCACGCGGCATGGGGCGATTGAGCCGGGAGCTGGATCAAGCCAATGCGCGCATGGCAGCTTTCGCGCGCCGTGCGCGCATCGCAGCCACCGCTGCTGCGGCGGCTTTGGCCGGTGCTGTTGTTGCAATGACGCGGTCGACGATCATGGCCGCCAATGAGATCAATCAGCTCTCCCAGGTTGCCAATGCGGCACCAGAGGTGTTCCAGCGGTGGTCCGCAGCCTCCGCCACGGTGGGGGTCGAGCAAGAGAAGCTCGCCGATATCCTGAAGGACGTGAATGACCGTGTGGGGGATTTCCTGCAGACGGGTGGTGGTCCGATGGCGGACTTCTTTGAAAACATCGCACCCCGTGTGGGCGTCACCGCCGATCAGTTTGCCCGGCTCTCAGGTCCTGAAGCCCTGCAACTATACGTGGAAAGCCTTAAGCGCGCGGGCGTCAGCCAACAGGAGATGACCTTTTATCTCGAGGCCATGGCCTCGGACGCCACGCAGCTGATCCCGCTTCTGCAAAACGGCGGGGCAGAGATGACCCGGCTTGGCGCGCAGGCGCAGGCGTTGGGTGCGGTACTTGATGCGGATGCTATTACAGCCATGCGACGATCCGAACTCGCGCTGGTCAGCATTGGGCAAGTCTTCGCTGAGGTGCGCAACCGGATTGCCGTGGCGCTCGCCCCGTCGCTGGAGGCGGTGGCCAATGCGTTTGTCGCCCTTGCGTCCAGCACCAGCCCGATTGCCCGAGCCTTTGATGCGGTGCTGGCCAATCTCGACCGGCTGGCGATCTATGCAGGGACTTTCGCCACCTTCCTCGCTGGTCGCTGGGTCGCGGCGATGGCGGCGGCCGCCCTGTCGGTGCGGGGTTTGGCTACAACGCTTGTGGTTCTGAAGGGCGCGTTGATCCGCACCGGCATTGGCGCGTTGATCGTGGGCGCAGGCGAACTGGTCTATTGGTTCACCCGGCTGGCCTCTGGCGCTGGCGGCTTCGGTGAGGCGATGGGCCTCTTGAACGATGTCGCCGTCGAGGTATGGGACCGGATCAAGATGGGCGCCGCGGCCGCAGGTGCGCGCGCCACGGCGATGTTCTTTAATCTGAAAGCTGATGCCGCCACAGGCATGGCGGGCGCGATCGAGAGCGTTGTTGCCTTTGGTAACGCCACCGCCAATACCTTCGAGGGCGCGCTTCTCGCCGTCCGAGAAATCTGGTCCCGCCTACCAGCCGTGATCGGAGATCTAGTTTACGCGGCAGCAAACCGCATGCTTGGCGGGATCGAGGCCATGCTGAATGGCGCAATCGCCCGGATTGATGCCTTTACGGGCAAGATCCGCGATGCGCTCGCGGCTGTAGGGATCGAGACCACCTTCGGCAAAATCGGTGACATCAGTCTTGGCGATATCGATAATCCTTTCGCGGGGGCGACAGCGGATGCTGGAAGCGCCGCTGCAGATGCCTTCCGGCGGGCTTTTGAAGATAACCCGCTAACAGCGCCCGATCTGGGACTTGATGGGATTGCCGCTGAGGCGCTGGCCACCTCGAACACCTACCGTCAGGCTGCGGTCGATCTCGCGAACGGCGCAACTGCTCCACTGACCTCCTGGCGCGCGCTTCGTGACGCTGTTGCGGGCACGGGTGAAGAAGGTGCAGCTGCGCTGGATGAGGCGGCTGGGTCAGCAGATCGTCTGTCAGATGCCATGGGCCGTGCTGGTAGTGCGGCTGGCAGCGCCGGGGATCGGATCGCCACGGGGTGGCGTGCGGTTTCCGAGTCTCTTCAGGCCTATGCCACGGATGCCCTGAACTGGGGCAAGGGTCTTGGTGAAACCTTAACCGGTGCCTTCAGCGGCGCGGAAAGCGCGTTCCGAAGTTTTGTTGAGACCGGCAAGTTCGACTTCAAGGGCCTCGTGCGCTCGATCATGGCAGACCTCGCGGTCCTGTCCTTCAAGCGCACTGTGCTGGGGCCCATCGCCTCGGCGCTCTCGGGCATCTTTGGCGGCGGGTCCGTCGCGGCGGCTGTCTCGCATGCGGGCGGCATCGTTGGGCTGTCGGGCCATACGCGGCAGGTACCAGCCATGTCGTTCGCAGCAGCGCCCCGGATGCACTCTGGCGGTTGGGCTGGTCTCCGCCCTGACGAGGTCCCAACAATCTTGCAACGGGGTGAACGGGTGCTGAACCGACGCGAGGCCGCAAGCTATGGCCACGGCGGCAGTGCTGGTGCGGGAGTAACTGTCAATATCGATGCGCGCGGGGCGCAGATGGGCGTGGCCGAGCAGATTGATGCACGGCTTCGTGCAGCCATGCCTGAGATCGCCCGCATCGCCAAGGAAAGCGTGGCTGATGGCCGGCGACGGGGTCAGGTGTTCTGAGATGAGCATTCCTGTCTTGTCGCTGACGCTCGTGTCCTCACTCGAGCGGCGGCTGGTTACGTCGGTCGCAGAGGCACGCTCGCCATTCACCGGCACGTCCCAGATCCAAGACTGGGGCGCGTCCTGGTGGGAATACCAGATCGAGATGGCAGTGACCCAGGGGGCAAAGGAC